ACAGGTAATATCATTGGTACTTCAGGTAATGCTCAGACATTGATTGCTAATGGTACAGTAAGATTTACTGCTAACTTAGGTGGTCTAGTAGCTGGTCAAGTTTATTTTGTTAAAGCTATTGCAAACGCAGCCGCATTTACGGTTTCCACAACATTGGCTGGTGCAGAAGTTGATTTGTCAAATGCTACTGGTACTCCTGACGCTCAACAAGACGTAGTTGAATTAGTTGCAAACGCCGCAGTTGCATCAACAGGCGCAGCCTTTATCTACGCTGATGACGAAGCCGGTTACATTGTTCGTCAAAAGGGTAAGACAAAGTATTTGGTAACAGGTGGTACTACTGGTTTAACAGCACAGTGTTTCACTGCTAACGTTGCTAACACAGCGTTGACACCAAACACAATGAACATTCTTTCTACTAACGCAAGTTCAGGTACTGCCTACATTTCTTCATTGAATGATTACAACTCTGAAATATTCCCAGCGCAAGTTGCAGCCGGATCATTAGCAGGTGGCACAGTATATACAATTTACAGTGCAGGTACAACAAATTGGACAGCAGTTGGTGCGTATGCTAATATGACTGGTATCACATTCACTGCTACAGGTGCTGGATCAGGTACAGGTACTGCGGTTCTTGCTACAGTTAACCCTGATGTAATTGCTACATTCGGCAATGCGGCAGCGGCAAATACATATGCTGGCCAACCTAACCCAATCGTAACTATCGCTAGTGCATAATCATGGCAACCTCAAAGACAGTTAAGTTCCAACAGACCGAAACTGAGGTTGCGGTTCTTCAAGTCCAAGTTGAAAACATCGAGCAAAAAGTCGGTGAGATCAAGGAGGATGTGAAGAGCCTTCGTCAAACTATTGAAGACCACGCCGAACAAAACCAGAAAACATTGAAGTCAATGGCTGACTCAAGTGCAAATGCACATAAAGCTATGTCTGATAAGATTTCTGCATTAGAGAAATGGCGATGGATGATGATGGGGGCGGGTATAGTTCTCGGTTCTCTAGGTTATGATACAATTGCAAAATTGTTAACACATTAAAAAAAGCCCCGATTAAGGGGCTTTTTTCGTTAGTATCTTTAATTTCTCTTGCACTACATCAAAGTTAACTGTATTAAACAATCCAGGATGTAATGGTTTTGGATAATGTTCTTCTTGCACCCAAGCATATCCGCAATGTTCATCATTTAATATAGGCTTAAACTCATCGTCTACTGAACAGAAAAAAGTGTGATATGTAAATGTACCGTTGACAAATTTTTGTATAGGAACAAGCTTCCAATCTTTTTTCCATACTTGCATTTCTTCATTACATTCACGTTCAAGACCTGCAAGCAACGTTTCATCACTTTCTATCTTTCCACCAGGCATACTCCAACTAGGATTCTTGTCTGTACGTAACAGATAAAGATACCTAGAAGTATTTTTGCAATAAAAGAAAATGCCAGCAGACGTACTCATACAATGATTTATCTTTATTAAATCACTATAGAATAATCTCCTTGATCGTACCAACCTTCGAATGACTTCATCCATGCAGCCTCGGCAGGAACATATCTATACTGTACGTTTGTTGTTAAATTAGTAACGTATTCTACGTCAGTGGCTTCATCGGCCGCAAATGAGACTTCCCATTCTGTTCCATTGTATTCAATAATGTCATTTGCTTGTGCAATTACATTACCCCAGGCAATAGTACTAGAGCCGGTATCACCTATGTTTTCTACAATCAAATATCGTCTACCGGGAATAGGTGCTGGTAGTCCAGCACCGGGGCCTGATGTTAATGGATTTACAACCGCATCAACTGGATCTAATGTATTCTGTGGTAACGTGTCAGGGTCAATGTTGTACACTAATATGCGGTCATCTAAAGGATCTACCACTATAGTACCAACAATCTCAGTATCCATATATGGATTCTGCAACCAAATTTGACTGATACCCGGTTGATATGCACCATACATGTTCAGTAATGAGGGCCAATACAGTGATGTATTTGGTGAGTTAGGTAACGTTAAGTTTTCATTAGACGGATCAAATGTTTGATTTGCAGGCAACAACTGTAACGTATTGTTCAATAGTAACAATTTATAACCGTATGGTGTTATCTTTTGTCTAGTACCTAACAACAAATCATCATTTTGCGTAGCTTCAAGTGCATTGCCTTGGAAAATACTTGCGATAATCTTTTGAATAACGCCCATCTTTTTCATCTTAGCACTAGTGCTTAACCATATTGGCATGTAGAACTTCCATGTCATAACGTCAATAGGATTACCAGTACCTTGTGGGATACTACGACTACTGAATGTTAATCCATCTTGGTATACAACAGATAGAGATGTCCAATCAATAAAGTTATCAGTACTTTGAATTTCCAATGATGGGTTGAACAACGTACCTAGTTGTTCTAATAACTCTAATTTTTGATTATAGTTTGTAGTCCAAAAGTCAACCGTAATTCGTAACGTATAAGGAACAGGCATTAGGCGTTCAATCGTAAATGCTTGTCCTTGTGTTGTTTCGTAGCTTTGTGTCGTTGCATTGTATGAGCGTTGTCTAACAGTCATCTTATCTACGTAAGTAGGGTCTTGTGTTCTACGTTGATCGTATTCAAGTCCACTGATATAATACGTAACTAATGGTGCGCTTGGCAAATTACTAGCACTGTTCTTGGCAATAATAGTACTTGCTTGACGACTGCTATCACCGTACATAATCGGTACACGAACTAATATGTCGTTGCCTGCAGGATCTTTTCCTTTGGTTACATACCATTCGCTAAAAATTTTAGCGAATTGTAGTAAGAACCTGCGTATTTGATTGTCGTAAAAGTATTGTGCCATGTTATTCTATTGGTGGTATTGGGTCTGGTGCCAAACGAAGTATTGTAGACAGACCCTGTGCCTGTGGAACTAATTTCTGTTCTTGTTGTAGATAAATTTCGTTATCGTTATTAATAAAGCCTGACAATAATGATTTATCATCGGAAGTGAAGCCTGTATCCGTTCTTACATTCTCGGAGATTCTGACCCACATTGTACCGTCCCAACGGAATAATAATTGCGGTAAATAGTCAGTACGTAAGAAATAGTCACCCACTTGCGGATTTTGCGGGAATGAAATACCAGTACCAGTTGGGTAACCGTTTGGTGCTTGACCATCTCCTGTTAAGTAACCAGCAGTGTAACCAAAATCTCTTGGACTGCTACGTGCAATATACTGATATCTAGGATCACAGTCAGCACGATAATCCATTTGCTGTGTAATGTCTCCTGTGAATCCAGGTAGTTCAGGGTTCTGATCGGCAGTTGCATATGTGTTGTCTGCTGTACCATATGGTCCTGTAACTGCACCTAAACTCTGAACAGACAGTATTACGTCACCTCTAATAGGCCCAGATCCTGTATCTGTTCTTTCGGGGGCAGTTTCTACTAACTGTAAACTTGCTTGTACAAATTTATCTAATAGTTCAGCATTATCCATATCGGCTGTCATGTCCCATATGCTCTTTAGTGCGGCTTTAGAAACTTTGATGACAGGACTTGCGTTTTTGAAATTAGAATCACGCATCATTGCAACAGTACCAGTTGGTGCCGCGCTAGAAGTGTTAATGTTGATAGGTGGTGCAGGTTGATTTACTTTACCTGATAACACACCATTCTCTTGATACAAACCATATGTAGGAACAATGTACAGTTTGCTATTATCGTAACCCGATTTAGGTACGATACGTTGTGCTTCCTGTAATGCCGCATTGTTAACTTGAATGTTCTTGTTGTAAGTTGACAAAATATCTTTAAGATTGTCAGCGGTATCAAGTTGCCAATAGGTTGAATTTGGTGGCATTGTTCCTGCGGGAACTTGTGTGATCGCAGTGTAGTTCTTGTCACCAAAAGAAATAACATATCCAGCTGGATATGTTTTTGTGCTATCCCATTGTCCAAGATAGGTGTCTTTGTTGACAGGCTCCTGTAATATTTGACTGAATTCTTGACTGTCAACTAAAGGTTCACACTTGATACGCCATAGATGCGGGAACCAAGTTTGACTAAAGCCTTCACTTGCATAATTGGTGTCTGTTATTTGCATGAATCTTTTCAATGCAACAGGTATATCTTCTTTTAACGGATTGTAATCTAATAAGTGTGGTAATTCAAGTACATCACCTACCATCAACTTGCGACCAATGATATCAATCATGTCATTGTAGTGAATAGTAACGAAGATGATATCATTGTTTAAGAATAAACCAAACTGTGATAAGTCAAAATCTAAGTTCTGAACATTGTAATGTCCACGAAGTCTATAGATGTTTGGATCATAAGTCCTGTCACGGTTCTCTAGGAACAACAGGTCTTGTATATTATTTGGATTTAAGCTATCATATTGGGGTTGAGTGTAATCAACACTAGTACCCTCATTTGTAGGACCCAAATATTTGTGAATGTACAAATCTGTACCACCCACAGTTAATTGTTCAGAAATGGTCCTGTCCAAAAAACGATAGTCGTTTTGTTTATTTTCGCGGTAAAGGCTTAATCTTGGCATAAAGTATTTATCGTAGGTAAGGCTTGACAATAAATGGACTATGATATATAATACGTTGTACCTTGAAAAACGGAGCTAAAATGGCAACTCGCAAAACTAGTAAGAAAGTAGTAGACACTACAGGCGTCAAAACACTTGACCCAAAAGACCCCGATACTAAGTATTTTGGGTCAGAACCATTATTTGTCAATCAACCCACGAATCGGAACAGTGATCTAATTCGTTCATTCAATTGGTACAGTCGATTTTATGGGCGTAAGGACGCAAAAGATTTGATTGTTCAATATCTTGACTTAACCGGCAATGACGGTATCGCTAAAGTCATTCGTAAGGTTGATGAAAGTAACCTCAATCCAAGTTTGTGTTGGCTAGCCCGACTGACGTTGCGTGGGTTGCAACTCACTGATGAGGAAAATAAACGATTGCAAGATGAAATCAACCGTCTTGTTAAGAGTGTGACTGATCCTGAATACAAAGAAAGTCAACTCAAGGTTAATAAGAAACCTGAAGTAAAAGTAGAGGTTTCTCGACCCAACGTGCAAGAAATCATGAAGGAAAAGGCACGTGAAGCCGCAGGTGAAATTGAAGGCATGTTCGATGACTACTTACTTGCAGGTGCAAAGTCTACTTTCAGCTTCAAGCCAGTAGATGAATTGGCTAAGAAGAATGTATTGCCCCAACATATCTACATTTTCACTGATGCATGGAATCGTAAGCGTAATGAAATCGAAGAAGCAATGCAGGGTAAGGACTCTCAATTGGTTCAGGCTTATGGTCATTACACCAAGACTCAACTTAAAAACATTCTCAAGTTTATTGACCAGTGTTTGAGCGACTTCAACAGTTACGTTTCTATCAAGAAAGCCGCTAAAGCTAAGCCTCGCACACGTAAGGCAGTACCTGTCGAAAAGATTGTAGCTAAACTCAAGTTTATGAAGGTGTTTAAAGATGCCGCAACAAAGCTTGATTTGATTAGTTTGCATCCGATCAAACTGCACGGTGCTAGCGAAGCATGGGTGTATGATACTGCCAAGCGTAAACTGCATCACTATCTTGCCGATGAATACTCTAAGACTTTTACAGTCAAAGGTAACACATTGCTAGGGTTTGACAACAATCAAAGTGAAGTCAAAACACTGCGTAAACCTGCTGAACAACTCAAAGAAATTATGGGTAGCAAGCCGGCCGCACGTAAATACTTCAAAGATATCAAGGCAGTTGCAACTAGCCCTAATGGTAGGTTCAATGATGCTATGGTAATTCTCAAGGCATTTTGATGACAAAACTTCTGATTTGCGGTGACAGTTTCGCCGCAGATTGGACTGTTAAAGTAAAAGGTGTAGGTTGGGTCAATCTGCTTGAGCAAGATTACAAGGTAACGAATCTTGCACAAGCAGGTTGTAGCGAATACAAAATCTTAAAGCAATTACAGTCCGTTAATGTAGACAATTACGATTTGGTGTTAGTGTCGCACACTAGCCCCTTTCGCCTTTATGTGGACGAACACCCTGTTCACAATAAAGATAAGCTACATAAAAATAGTTGTTTATTGTACAGTGACGTAATGGAGCATTTGCCCAATTACCCTAAATTAAAGCCCGTAGCAGAATACTTTGAACAGTATTTTGATGTAGAATATGCGGAGCACATACATAATCTGTTGTTGCGTGAGATTGAAGAATTTTGCCCTCACAAAACATTGCATGTCTCACATATAGATTGGAAACATCTACATGAGTTTGATAATTTTATAAACTTCAAGGAAGTATTTACAAAACACAGGGGTTCTGTAAATCATTACACCGAAGAAGGAAATCAGATTGTGTATCAATCTGTAGTAAACCGTTTGAGAATAATGAATGAGTAAAAAAATAATGTTGATTGCAGGTGGTAGCGACCCTGCAGGATCTGAGATTGATGGATCATGTGATAGTCCATACAATCGGCAGAACAGCTTTGGAAATCTATTAGCACATAAGCTAGGGTACGAACCAGTAAACATTGCAATTGCTGGATCAGCAAATGGCGGTATCGTCAGAAGTGTCCTAGATTGGTTCAATAACAATTACGATCCATACAGCGAAGTATTTGTGTTGGTTGGCTGGGCTGATGGTATTAGAATGGAAGTTCCCTTCTATCAAAAGACATGGTACCATCAAGAATGGGATAAACACGTAGATTGGTATAGTCCCACACATGATGACTACATCAGAATTAATATGGGCTACAAAGGTAACGGTCATAAAGAACAGGATTTTATTGAAGGCTATCATAGATTCATGGCTGACAACGAGTTGTACCTAGAAATACTCAGTGCAACTTACGCCCTACAATTACAATACTTTTTAAAAATGCAGAAAGTAAAGTACTTGTTTGTAAACACTTTATATACCTTTACACAGGATCACCCAACATTGCAATGGTACAAGGATCAGATTGACAGAAAACGATTCTTAGACTTTGACAATAACAACGAACCGTTCTATTACAAGTATGCTAACTTGGGTTATAAGAACGCAAAAGCACAGTATTATCACCACGATGAAGTTCCTCATAAGCTTTACTCGGAACATATTTACGAGTACATTACTAAGAACAAACTACACACCACTTACAAATAAGGAACTAACATGACACAACATATTGATTTAAACAAATACCAACAATTCGTTGAGGCTGTAACTAGTAAGCCTAGTAATGACTTGACTACATTCCATGATCGACTTGATGATTTGGATAGCAACTATGATCCTGCGACTAGTGAACACGGTCCTGATATCAACGTTCCTTTATTATTGACTGCGGCTCTTGGGCTTGCGGCAGAGACAGGTGAATTCTGTGAGATTCCTAAGAAGATGTTCTTTCAGGGTAAGCCACTAAATGATGAGAATGTCTTTCACATGAAGCGTGAATTGGGTGACGTTATTTGGTACTGGGTCAATGCTTGCCGAGCATTAGGCCTTGACCCCAACGAAGTCATTGCTGAGAACGTTCGTAAGCTTGAAGCACGTTACCCAGGTGGTAGTTTTGATGCGAGTTATTCGGAAAATCGTAAAGCCGGAGATATCTAAAGCGTAATGTTCCTGATAAATACTCAATATCAGGAATCAACTATGACCGTAAGCGCATTAGCAACCCCAATGAGTACACCGTCCGGACTCACACTGGACGAATTAAAAGAAGCATTATTCAACAATATTCGCCTACGTTTGGGCGGCGATATTGTTGATATTGAGTTAGATCCTCAGCACTATGAGGCTGCATTTAATTATGCAATAAAATTGTATCGCCAACGAGCGCAAAATGCTACTGTTGAGTCCTACACACTAATGACAGTTATTAAGAACGTTGATACTTACACACTACCTAGTGAATTTATCAACGTTAGATGTTTGTATCGTAGAACAGTTGGTCTCGAAACTGGTCCTAGCTCTACAAGCTTTGATCCGTTCTCAAGTGCAATTTTAAACACATACCTATTAAACTATAACTACACCGGTGGCATGGCAACATACGACTTTTATGCAGGTTATGTTGAATTAGCCGCACGTATGTTCGGTGGTTATGTAAATTATACATTCAACCCCGTCACTAAAGTGCTAAGGGTAGTCCGTGACTTCAAGGGCACAGGTGAACGCATTCTTGTTTGGGCTGACGTTCAAAGACCAGAAAGTGAACTATTGCAAGACCCCGGTGCTGGTGTTTGGATTGGTGACTTTACTCTAGCAGTTTTAAAGGGCATCATCGGAGAAGCACGTGAAAAGTTTGGTAGCATTGCAGGCCCAGGTGGCGGCACAACACTAAACGGTAGTGCAATGAAAGCAGAATCTAAAGCATTGCAAGAAACACTTATAGAAGATTTACGCAGATACCAAGATTACAGTCAACCGTTAACGTGGATTCAAGGGTAAACTAGTTCTTTACTTTTTCATACTCCTGTCATATACTAAGTACTTGATAGGAGTTTCCACATGATCTTAGGCGTTACCGGCTTCATCGGTTCAGGTAAAGATACAATCGCTGATTATCTTTGCACATTTCACGGGTTTAAAAGATTGAGTTTTGCAGCCAGTCTTAAAGATGCAATCTCTAGTATCTTCGGATGGGATAGAGAAATGTTAGAAGGCACTACAAAAACAAGCAGAGAATGGCGAGAAGTGGTTGATCCATGGTGGAGTGAACGGCTAGGTCGAGAAATTACCCCACGTTGGGTGCTACAATTTTGGGGTACTGAAGTATGTCGCAATGGCTTTCATCAAGACATTTGGGTAGCAAGCGTGGAAAACAAACTACGAAGTACCAAAGATAACATCGTTATTACTGATTGCAGATTTATTAATGAAGTAGAAGCAATTAAACATGCAGGTGGAATCACTTGCCGAGTAGAACGTGGCCCTAAACCTGAATGGTATGAAGATGCGGTCAACGTTAATAAAGGACCTAGGCAGATTGGGTGGTCTATAGGTAAAAATAGATTAGAAAAACTAAAAATTCATGCCAGTGAATATTCTAGTGTAGGTCTAGAATACGATCACTACATAGATAACAATGGAACAATTGATTATTTACATAAACAAATTGAATCAATAATCAACTTGTAAGTCGCCACGTTTCCAAGTAACTTCTTTTTTCTTTACTACCTCTACGCAATTCAAACATATTGATCTGAGGTTACTTGGACTAATATTTTCTAGATCACCGTCTACATGAAACACGGTAATCTGACTTGACATAGCACTATGAAAGCCACATAAATCACATGTGGCTTTTTTCTTGTATCCACTTTTAGACCACAACGTTCTTCTAGGCTTTAGTTTATTTTTCTTTCTACCGCATTCATCACATATGCTACGGTAATGTGCAACACGATTGCGGTAGTAATTTATGGCGCAATAATTTTTATTGCACTTGGGGCAGATAGGACGGAGAATGCTCATTCTATATTTAGTTAAAAACCTTCGAAGGCACGCTAATCCGGCTTTTTTTAGTAATAACTATAAATACTGATATGCAATTTAGGTGGTAAACCTCATAATTTTACATAAAGGAAAAAGAAAATGGCATTAACATCTCCAGGCGTAGAAGTACAAGTAATTGACCAAAGTCAGTATCTTCCAGCCGCACCAGGTTCCGTTCCGTTCGTTTTACTAGCAACAGCACAAGACAAAGTTGATCCTAACGGTGTCAGTATTGCGGCAGGTACAACAGCAGCCAACGCAAACAAATTATATCAGGTCACAAGTCAACGTGATCTAGTTACCTTATTTGGTAACCCAACTTTCTATACAAGCAGTAATGGTACTCCTCTACAGGGCTATGAACTTAATGAATACGGTCTATTGGCCGCTTATTCTGTTCTTGGCGTTACTAATCGCTGTTATGTATTGAGAGCAGACATTGACCTAGCAAGCCTAGTCGGTACAACAGGTCGTCCTGTCGGTTACCCCGATGCCGGTACAGTATGGTTAGATACTACAACATCTACATGGGGTATCTATGAATTCAACGCTACAACAGGTAGTTTTGCTTTACAATCCCCTATCGTAATTACTGACTCTACTGACATGTCAGGTGGTGTTCCGTTAGTTACAATTGGTAATATTGGCGATTATGCTGTATATGCCGCACCACAAGAAGGTGTTGCACCAGGTACAGTATATGAATTCTTCTATAAGTTAACTAATAACGTATGGACTACAATCGGTTCTGAAACATGGAGAGAAGATTGGCCTACAATTCAAGGTACTGAATCTAATCCTGTATTAGACGCAGGCGATACATTCAACATTAACTTTGACGGCGATGTAACGTTTGCTGTTACTGTGCCTAATGCAGGTGGCGGTATTGGTAACGTAACAGGTGTAGCGGCTGAAATTAACAATTTAGGTTGGACATGGTTATCAGCGGCAGTACGTGATGGTAAGTTGTGCATATTTGAAGCATATCCTGAAGGTGACACTTCTCCTGCTCGTTTCTTAACTATTACTGCAGGTTCAGGTACAGTACTTGACGATTTGGGCATAGATGTAGGTACATATTATCAACCATTATTCACCTGGGGTACAGGAGCTCAACAGCCTTTATGGCAAGCAGGTCAATCAAACCCTCGACCAACAGGTTCAGTATGGATGAAAGTTGGCGGCACTGGTTTGAATCCAGTTGTTAAAGAATGGTCTAATGTTACTGAAGATTGGGTAACAAAAGAAATTGAATTATCTACATCAGATGCGGCAGTAATTGCTACTCTTGATCCTACTGGCGGTCAAGCAATTCCTGCAGGAACTATATATGGTCAGTATAACTTTAACGGTTCTTCAAAGAATACACCTGTGTATTTTTGGAAAAGAACAGCAACTGGTCCTACTGTAGTTACTGGAACAAATACTGCTCCTGACTTCTCATCATTGAGTCCAGCCGGAACTGGCCCATATTACTTGTATGTAAACGTGTCTGCTCCTAATTCTAGCACACTGTCTAGTACAACATATACGGTAACTATTGCTGAAGGTGATGATGCGAGTGATTTCATAGTTTCTTGGGCTAGTGCAGGTATCCCCTACACTACTGCTACTGTTGCAACATCAGGTGCAATTCAAATTACACATACTCAAGGTGGATGTATTGCTATCAGTGATGTATACATTTCGGGTGCATACAAAGGTAAGTCAAGCGGTGTTCTAGTAGAAGCCGGAATAATTGCAAGCTCAACTGATAATGTAAAATATTACAACTCAGCAGTGTTAACATATACAGGTGTTACACAATCAGCAACATCCGGTTCTGGTACAGGTATGCAAATATCAGTTGTAGGTGGTTATGGAGTATATGTTCCATTGCAAGCACCAACATCCGGTGGTAGTGGTTATGTAGCCGGTGAACTAGTCACTTTCCCTGGTGGAAGCTTAGGTGGTACTACTGGTGCAAATAATATGATCGTTGAGGTTTTGGCAGTTGATGGTGGTGGTGGCGCAACAGCGATAACATACATCTCAGGCACATCAAATGCTCAGTATAGTGTATTGTTGTCTAACTGGGCAGAATTCACATATACTGCAAATGAAGGTGCTCCTGTAGCAAATCCTCCTAACAACACAAATTGGTTCTACAGTGTTGTTGATGAAGTTGATATTATGATTAACTACAACGGCAACTGGAAAGGTTATAAGAATCAAAACTATGACTTGAACGGTTTCCCAACACCAACTGGTTCTAACACAACTGATCCTGCAGGTCCAATCGTAAGTGCTACTCAGCCAACAACTCAGAGTGACGGCACTGCATTAGTTTTTGGTGACTTGTGGATCAGCACAGCTAATCTAGAAACTTATCCGGTAATTTATCGTTGGCAGTCAGTCAGTGGTGAAAGCCAGTGGGTATTGATTGACAATACAGATCAAACTAATCCAGAAGGTATTGTGTTCGCTGACGCACGTTGGGCAACTAACGGCACAACAAGTGTTACGGACGATCCGATTCCAACAATCACTAGTTTATTAACAAGTAACTACTTAGATATAGATGCAATCGATCCGGCATTATATCCAACAGGTATGTTGTTGTTCAACACACGCCGTTCAGGTTACAACGTTAAACAATTCAAAGAAAACTATTTTAGCAACGCTAACTTCCCAGGTGAGTCTCTACCAACAGAAAGAGATGCATGGGTTTCAGTAAGCGGTCTACAGTCAAACGGTGCTCCATTCATGGGTCGTCAAGCTCAACGTGCTATGGTAGTTGAAGCACTACGTGCGGCAATCGACACTAACACAGACCTACGTGATGAAGATAACTTCTTCAACTTGATGGCTACTCCTAACTATCCAGAATTACAACCTAACATGGTTGTATTGAATAGTGATCGTGGTGAAACAGGTTACATCTTGGGTGACACCCCAATGGGCCTAAGTGACAGTGCTACTGACATTCAAGCATGGGCAACTAACGCCGCAGGTGCTACAAGCACAGGTGAAACAGGTTGCGTAACACGCAATACATATTTGGGTCTATTCTATCCAAGTGGTATTACAAGTGATTTAAGTGGTAACTTAGTTGCTGTTCCTGCATCACACATGATGCTAAGAACATTCATCAGAAACGATACAATCGCTTATCCTTGGTTAGCGGCTGCAGGTACACGCCGTGGTATCATTGATAATGCGGCAAACATAGGCTATGTCAATAGAACTACTGGTGAATTCCAAGTAATCAAGACACGCTTAGGTATTCGTGATGTTCTATACGTTAACTTCATTAACCCACTAGTGTTCTTCACTGGTCAAGGTCTATTGAATTACGGTAACAAGACAAGCTTTAACTCTAGCTCTGCATTAGACAGAACTAACGTTGCTCGTCTAGTCGCTTATATGCGTAGACAGTTGACATTGGCAGGTCGTCCATACGTGTTCGAACCTAACGATGGCTTCACAAGAGGTCAGATCGCTAACACTATCGAGTCATTGTGCTTAGACCTAGTTGCAAAACGTGGTATCTATGACTATCTAGTTGTTTGCGATGAAAGCAATAACACACCAGCACGTATCGATAGAAACGAGCTATGGGTTGACGTTGCAATCGAACCTGTTAAGGCAGCTGAATTCATTTACATCCCAGTACGTATTTTGAATACAGGTGAGTTATCAGGAGCATAATTTATTAAGTAGCGCCCTTCGGGGCGCACTAATAAAAGATAAATAAGATTAACAGGAGAAATACAAAATGGCAACAGCCTCTCAATCATTAAACAACTTCTCAGTAGCAGGCGGTCAAGACCTTAGCCCTGCAAACGGTACGTTGTTGATGCCAAAATTACAATACAGATTCCGTGTGTTGTTTCTCAACTTTGGTTTGGGTGACGCACAAGAACTAACAAGACAAGTTGTTGATTGCACACGACCTAACGTTCAGTTTGCAAAAATTACTCTTCCAGTATATAACTCAACAATATACATGGCAGGTAAGCACACATGGCAACCAATGAACATTAACATTCGTGACGATGCAGGTGGCAACGTTGCTAGAGCAGTTGGTGAACAACTACAAAAGCAACTTGACTTCTTAGAACAAGCAAGTGCGGCATCTGCTAGCGATTATAAGTTCAGCGCATACATTGAAATGCTCGATGGCGGTAACGGTACGAATGATCCAGTCATTCTAGAACGTTGGGAACTATATGGTTGCTACTTAGAATCAGTCAACTATAATGCTCTAAACTATAGTACATCTGAAGATATCAAAATTGCGATGACAATCCAATTTGATAACGCAGTTCAAGTTGCACCTGGCACTGACGGCGGATTCATAGAAGTACAACGTGGTGATCCAGTTGGAACCGCAACGTCCGTAGGTACTTAATACTTAACGTATGTCATACTACGGTGACAATGTTCAAGGAACTGGCACTCTTGCCAGTTCCGTTCTT